TATAAGTAGTGAAAATAAAAAAGTATGGAAGAAATTTCGTCAAGGGTTAATTGGAGTTGATTTCCAAGAAGCAATGGATGCATATGGTTTTGCAAATGATAAGAAATGTTCTTTTGCTAGATTAACTTTTGATAACACATTTGCAATGAAAAAATTTAGATATATGCTTGAACAAAATAAGATAAATATACCAGGAGCAACAAGTGGAGATTACCAGTTTAAGACATATGAAGCTAATTTACCTCCGATATTAAGATGGAGTCATATTATGAAAATAAGTGGATGTTCTTGGGTTAAAACTGAAGAATATAATTTAGTTGATGATGAAGCAGATAAACAAAGTTATTGTGATATAGAAATGTCAACAAGTTGGAAAGGATTAGAACCTATAGTTAAAGATTTTAATGCTCCATTAAGAATAGCTTCATTTGATATTGAATGTAATTCAGTAGATGGTCAATTTCCACAAGCAAGAAGAAAAGGAGATGCTTGTATTCAAATTGGAACTACATATACACATCTTGGTGAATCAATTCCATATAGACAACATATTGTATGTTTAAATGATACTAATCCAGTAGATAATTGTGTTACTGAAAGTTATGATAATGAAAAAGATATGATATTAGCTTGGAAAAAAGAAATTATAAAATCAGATTGTGATATTTTAACTGGATATAATATATTCTTTTTTGATGAAAAATACATGTATGATAGATGTGATATACATTTAAATATCAAGTATGAGATGTCATTATTTTCTAAACTTAAAGATTTTGAATGTAGATTTAGAGATTTTAAACTTTCTTCATCTGCATTAGGTGAGAATATGATTAGAATGTGGGATACACCAGGAAGAATTCATGTTGATCTTATGAAAGATGTTCAAAAAACGTATAACTTGTCATCATACAAGTTAGACTCAGTATCATCTAATTTTATAAGAGGAAAAATTAATAATCCTGAAAAATTGAAGAAAAAGAAATCAGATAAAACAAATTTCAAATATTTACTACACTGTGATGATATAAATGACATTATGGAAGATGATTACATACATATTGAACATATGAAAAGTTTTGTATCAGATTATGTAGGAAACAAATATGTTATAATAAAAATAGACAAAGAAAATAAAACATTATTAATAGATTCTGATATCGAAATTAATCTAGTAGAAGAAGGATGTTTATATTGGACACAAGCTAAAGATGATGTAACTCCACAAGATATATTCAGATTACAAAAAGGAAGTCCTTCAGATAGAAGTATAGTAGCAAAATACTGTGTTAAGGATTGTCGTTTGGTTAACTTGTTAGTAAATAAACTTGAGGTTATTACAAAAAATATGGAGATGGCAAATGTATGTTATGTACCATTGTCATACTTGTTTGTAAGAGGACAAGGTGTTAAATTATTTAGTTTGTGTTTGAAAGTATATAGAGAAGAAAAGTATTTCTTTCCAGTATTAGAAAAAGCAAGTGATAAAGATTCAGGATATGAAGGAGCAGTTGTATTTGATCCAATTCCAAATGTATATTATCAACCATTAGTAACTAAAGATTATGCATCTCTATATCCTAGAGCAATTATTCAAAAGAATATGAGTCACGAAACAATGCTTGGAAAAAATTCTGATTACGATTCTTTAGAAGGAGTAAAATACTATAATGCACAATTTAAACAATCAGATGGGACAATTAAATATGTTAGATTTGGTCAAAAAGGAGACAAGCTTGGTGTTGTTCCAACGATTTTACAAAATTTGTTAAAAGAAAGAACTGCAGTAAAGAAACAAATGAAAGTAGAGAAAGATATATTTAAATATAAAATTTTGGATGCGAAACAGTTAGCATTGAAAATTACAGCAAATAGTTTATATGGACAACTTGGTGCTCCGACTAGTCCTATATACCTTAAAGCGATTGCAGCTTGTACTACATCAACTGGAAAAGAAATGTTAATTTTAGCAAAGAAATATGACGAAGAGATTTTACCTGGATTTATAAATGGTCTTAAGTATGCTATGTTAAAAAATGATCAAGATCAGATAGATAAATTTATGAATGCTGAATTAAAGTCACCTGATGATGAGAAACTAGTTACAAAAATAAAAGATTATGTAACAAATTTAGATAAAAATAATATTATATTTCAACCAATTATTCGATATGGAGATACAGATTCAATTTTTAGTTGTTATAGATTCAAAGAAAATTGTAAATCTTTAAAAAAAGAAAAATCAATAGTGAAATGGGAAAAGATTATTGAATTGTCCAAATATCTTATGGAATTCTTTATACCTAAAGAACATAAAAAATTATGGATAAGCTTACATGAAGAATATTATTCAGAAGAAAAAATAAAATCAAAATTAATTTTACCAAAATCACCAGATACATTATCAGAACCAGATCATTGGAATAATTTATTACCTATTGAAGAAAGAATGAAAATATTTTTAAAAGAATATATGGAAGAAAGTTTTTTACCTTGGATGTGGACACTTCAAGAATTGTACTTGGTATATGAAGAAAAAATAGAACCTAAAGTATTCTCAGAAATGATTAATGTTAAATTAATAAAAATGGGAGAACATCAATTAGAAAAGATAAAAGGACTTACAATAGATACTCCATGGGATGATATTGAAAATAGTGAGGATCCTGATATTGATCCTATTAGTATCATCAAAGCAAGAGATAAAAAAGAAAAAGAAATAAAAGAAAAATTTCAACAATATATCAAAGAATTTTTTCAAGGATATATGAAAGATATTGTTATTGAACCATACTGGTCATTTAGAATCAACAAAGATGATTCAAAACAGATGAAGGTTAAATTCTGGAAAGGAGGGGAATCTATAATTGACAAGAGAGGTTTAGATCTATCAATTGAGATGGGAATTATTACAGGTGAAACTGTAAAGAAAAGATTACCATATCCTCATGATCTTGAGTATGAGAAAACATTTTGGCCATTTTTAATTCTTACAAAAAAGAGATATGTCGGAAATAAATATGAATTTGATTCTAATAACTTCAAGAAAGATTTTATGGGTATAGTTTTGAAAAGACGTGATAATTCACCAATTGTAAAGGAGATATGTAATGGAATTATTGATGCATTACTCAACTATAAAGATCCTGAGAAAGCTAGAAAATTTACTAAAGATTGTATAGCTAAAATGTTTAATAATCAATATGATATTAATTATTTCTTGACAAGTAAGACACTAAAGTTAAAAGAATCTTACAAGGATTGGACTAAAATTGCACATATTGTATTGGCTGAAAGAATAGGTATTAGAGATCCTGGAAATAAACCTCAATCAGGAGATCGAATTGAATATGCAGTAGTTAAAATACCAAATAAAACAAAAGAAACACTACAAGGTGATATAATTGAAACACCAAAACATATTAAAGAAAAGAAGTTACCTCTTGATTATGTGTTCTATATGACAAATCAAATTATGAATCCTTCATTACAATTTTTAAATCTAGCAATTAAGGATGCACAAAAAGATATATTTGATAAATATTTATTTGTAGATAAGATGAATGAACTGATAAAAGAGAAGAGAGTATTATTTACATCTCTAAAAAGAGAATTTGAAGGAGAACACATTAATTTTGATGCATATTTTTACGAGGCAAAAAGTACAGATGAACTAGAAGAAATAATTGATGAAGTTAAAAAACAGATTAGAAAACTTAGATCAGAAAAAAGGAAAATTGATAAAGAATTTATAAAGAATAATCAAGAGATCGAAATTTAAATTGTTAAACAATATTCTAAAAGTTTATTTATTATACTTCAATTACAGCTAAAAAGAATGTTAATTTACCGTCTTCTCGATAAAATGAATGTATAACTATTTTATCTGTAATTGAAAATAATTTTTTAAAATCATAATTGAATGGTAATCTCATTGCTAAGTATTTAGCATTTTTGATTTCTATTAATTCCTTAAATATTTTGTCAATTGGAATATTATCAAGATCTAAGTTAAAAACAACTTTATTTTTATAATCAACTCCTCCCCAAGGTGGATCAAAAAATATAATATCTTGTTTTGTATTTTTATAGATATCAATATAATCATCACATATAATATCTACTTTATCTTCTACCTTGTATAATTTCATGTTATTTGTAAGAATATCACAATGTAAAGGTACGATTTCTACAGCATTAACCTTATCGAAATATCTACAGAAACCTAGTACAGCACCTCCCATATTTGAAGTTGCATCAGTAATAGTTACCTTAACATTTTCAGGAAAATATGATCTTAAAATTTTAGACATACTGTTAGCATATTTAGGTAAAAAAATACTATATCCACCAATGTTACTTATTTGTAATTTTTTAAAATCTTCATTACTTAGATTTCCTTTTGGACCTTCAGAAGGAAAAACTTTTCTCCAATACCTTTCATCATAGGGTAATAATTCAGGTTTGATTTCAGGAACAAAAGTTTTACGATACATATAGGCTCCTAAATCCTTAAATGATTTTTTATCTTTCCTTATTTCTCTTTTTGAAAATATAATTGTCATATATACAAACTTTTAGATAAAAGTTTGTATAAATTTAATTTAAATTTATTTATTTTAATCAGATGATATCATATTTATATCAGAAGTATTAATTTCTGATTCAGAAATTATTTGATTATTCATAGGTGATATGGAAGTTTCATCAATCTCAGATTTAGATTTAGATTTAGAATCAGAATCAGAATTAGAATCAGAGTCAGATTCATATTCTGAATCATCATCATTCACATTAACATTAACATTTGATTCTGAATCGTCATCATTTGATTCTAATAAATCAGTGTCTGGTTCTGATTCAGATTCATAAATAATTTCAGAATCAGAAATTACTTCGCGTGTATTTTGAATATTACCATCACCACCTTCAGTATGAGCAGAAGATGATAAGTATGAAAGGCTGCCATCATCAGAGTCAATAGTTTCTCTTCTAGACAATTTTGTAACACTACCAATAGAAGTTGACGAGGTTTCATTAACACCTCCACCTTGTTGACCATATCTAAAACTAGGAATATTGTCAGATTCACTTGTTTTTTCATTAGCAAGATTTTCATAATCTTCAGAACTAATAAAAGGTGATGTACCAGAATCAACTATATTATCAATAATTAATGAGTTTTTTTTGTTAGTAGAAGAGTTAATTAAATCAGAAATATTTTCTAAATTTTTATTATCACCATCTTTTAACCAGGCAAAAATATTAGAATTTTCAGATTCTGTTTCATCATAATTAATATTATCTTCTAAATCTAATTTTTCTATTAATTGTTTAGTATCCTTATTCATTGTTTGTAAACTAGGTAAATTTGAACTAAAAGAATCAGTATTTATTTTATCCCAATCTAAGGTATCTTGATTATTGTTAGAGTGTGTTGCTCCCATATATATAGAACAGTTAGAAAAAAATTAAAGGTAAAATTTTATATAATTTATTTTAATTTAAATTATTAATATAAAATTTTAATTATAATTACACTAATTAATAAATTTTATTCTAAGTATTATTAACATTATGAAGGAAACATTAATTATATGTATTTTGGTTATTTTTATATATATTTTTTTAACAATGAATAGTAATAAATTCGTTTTAATTGAAGCGAATAACGGTCAAAAAGTTAGAGTAAATGATCAAATTGATCAAACTGGTTCTGCAAATTTACTTGCTGATATAATAGAAAGAATGTATAAATTAAGAAATAATTTAAAAAATAATATTGATAAGTATTCTAATGAGACAGCTTGTATTGAGTTGTTGGTAAAAAATTTTAACGAAGATAGAACACAAATTTATGAAAACTCAACATCATCTGAATATACATCATATAGTGTTAATAAAGGAGAAGAAGTTGTTTATTGTTTAAGAAGTAAAAAAACAAATAAACTACACGATATAAACTTGATGATGTATGTTGCAATTCATGAAATGGCACATATTGGATGTCACGAAATTGGACATACAAGATTATTCAAAGAAATTTTTGCTTTTTATTTAAAAGTTGCTATTGAATTAGATATTTACAAATATGATAATTATGATGAAAATCCTATTGAATACTGTGGTATGATATTATCTTCAACCATTATTTAAATATTAAAGATTTATAAAGAAATCCATTAATAAATTAAAAACTAATTATTGTTTTTAATTTAATAAAAGTTTTAACTAACGGAGAATTTATTTTTGTTGATAATTTATTGAAAGATTATCTAAATCATTCTATATATGAAAAATCCATTTAAAATAATTCATAAATTCAAAAATGACAATAACAGAATTCAATATCTAGTTTATATATTTGTTGGATCACATTTAGATGATGAAATTATACAAATATTGGAGTCTATTAAAGATAAAGATTTTTATGATACACTAATATTTATAAATACAAAAAAAAGAAAAATACTTGAAAGTGTATATGGTCAAAATTGGTATACATTCTTTTTTATTAATGATCATGTAACATATTCTATAAAAAAAATTAATGAAAACAAGAAATTACAAAAAAAAATTATAGAAATTTATGGTAAAGATTGGTATCAACAAAATATTGAGCTTCAGAATAATAAAGTAAAAAGTTTATTTAGAAAAAATATTCCATTTTCGTTTTCAACTGAATTTCAGAATCATCTTGTATCTAGAAATAAGATTAAATCAATAAATTTAAAAGAAGAAAATGAATCACAAAGTGAATCTAATAAAGATATAGTAGATGACTTTACAACATATCAAAAAGGAGGAATGATGATGGACGATCCAATGGCAATAATGATGGAGGATAATAAAATGATAAATGATATCGAAAAAAAATTAAATGAAGAAGAAGAAGAAGAAGATGATACACCAAAAACTCAAGAAGATTTAGAAGATGAAGTAATTGAAGATTTCAATTTGGATGATTTAATGAATATATATTCTACAACTGATATTCAAGATAATAAAGAAGCAAAAGAAACTAGTAAATTAATTAGTCAAGCTTTAAATGATAAATCTTGGGAAAAGAAAGCAGAAAAAATTGCTAGTAATTATGATAATTCATATGATAATAATAATTTTGATATGGAAATAGTTCAAGTTTATAAAAAAGTAATAATTAAAAATCAATATATATTTGAAGATGACACAGTTAAAAATATGAGAAATAAAATTAGTGTATCAATACCATTAAATCCTAAGTATGGAAATATTAAAATGTTGCCTGAATATCAATATTTTTGGATAAATTATCAAATAGAAAAAAAAAATGATAAAGTTATGGTTGGTCAAAAATGGATTAGAAAAAATGAATTATTAAAAGTTGATGTTGAACCTAACACAAATTTAAAAATTTATGAAAATTTACGTGAAAATTTACTATATCTAAGAAATAATTTTGGTTATAAAATTAAAAGAGAAGATGATGAAAATCTAATTTTAAGAGACTATGAAAATTATATAACTAATAATGAGATATATATGATTGATATTTTCAATGATCTTGGTATTAATTATAATATAGATGAAGAAAAGATTAAAAATGTCTATGATGTTTACAGCAAGGTTTATTTTCCACTACTAGATTATACAAGATTTAATAATATTATCGATTTATTAAATAATAAAAATGAAAATGAAATTGAACTAAATAAAACTCAATCAATTACAATTCTGAATGATACAACTATTGAAACTGAGATCTATAATCTTGTAGAAGAAATAAGAGAAGATTTATATGATGAAAAAGGAAATCCAACCCCAAAATTTAAAAGTTTATCATTACCTAACTATGTAATTCAATCAAATATCCATGTTAATATCCTAGATAAAAGAAATATTACAGGAACAATTTCAGATACAAGATTTAATTTATTTAGAATATTTGATAATTTCATAGCAGATGAAGCATATCCCTTTTTACAATATTTATCTTTTGATAATCAATTAAATTATAAATTATTTACTAAAGCAACAATAATAAATGACCAAGAACTTCTTGAAAAATGGTTTGAAACATCGCCATATGGTTTGAATTTTAAAGTAAAAATTAACGAAAATAAATTTATTAATATAAGTATACTTGAAACAGGAAGAATAGAATATAAAATTACTTGGAAAGAATCTGAAAAAGCTACAGTAGATGAAATAACAGTATCTTATGATATTGTAAGAAAATTAATCTCAAAAATAAATTCGGAGAATAAAAGTATTAAAATAATACCACCTGATGATAATCGATTTAAATATGCTTTTATTAATACTATTCAAAAATTCGAATTACCCGAAAAATTTATTGTTAATCACAATGATTTATCTAACTTTAGTAGATTTTTCTTTCCATATATTTCTCTTGTGATTGAACCAAAGAAAAGAGAATCAGTAAAAAAAGTAGAAAAATCTGAAACATCAAAATTTGGAACTTATCTTAGATACAGAAGAATATCAAATTATGATAATAGATCTAAAATGCATATGAGAATTCTTTACTATTTAAGAAATTTTGAATTATCAGATAAAGACCTAATAGATGAAATATCTAAACAATACAATATAACAAGAGAGAAAAGTGCTGAAGAATTAGATTATGTTAAAGATAAATATAATAAAGTTATAAAAAAATCTAAAAAAATTCTAAAAAAGCTAAAGTCTATGCCTAAATCAAAACCACCAGGTATTGGAATTGATATACAGGGAAGAGATAGAGATAGATATAAAATTAGAATAACTGGAGCTAGAAATAAAAATCAATTAAACGAAATTGTTGATTTAATAAAGATTTTAATTTATTTGTATACTGAAACATATCTATACAAGAAGACTAAATATCAAAAAATTAAAGACAAACTAAAACTATTAAATAATGTTGCTGAAAGAAGAAATAAGGTAATTGATATCATGGATTATGAAAATACCCAAAGCAATATTAAAACAATTACTAATTTAGATAAAAGTAGACTTGGTTATAAACCTGAAGAGGGTCAAAATCAATGGACTAGAAATTGTCAAAATAGTGGAACTGATAAAAAGAGAAGGCCTTTAATTTTTTCAGAAGATCAATTATCAAAATTATTAAAAATGGGATATAAATTTAATAAAGATACAAAATTTTATGAAAAAAAAGTAACTGTAAAAATAAGAGGAAAAGAATACCAAGAAATATTAAGAGCTATTAGATTAAGTGGAGATAATAACAAGTTTAATTATTATGTATGTGATCCAAGTGAAAATAATAAGCATAAATATGTCGGATTCTTGTCAAGGGGTAATAATCCTTCAAATTTATGTCAACCTTGTTGTTTTAAAAAAGATCAATTACACTCTGATAATAATAAAAAAATAAATTATTATAAAAAATGTATAGGAAACGAAGAATCTGATAGAAGTTTAGAAAAAATAGGATCATCAGATCTTGGTGATAAAGTTTATATATTACAAGATACTAATAAAATACAAGAAGGAAGATTTATTTTTCTTCCAAAATATTTGGATTATTTCTTTAATAAGATGTGGAATAATACTCAAACAATTAAAAATCATTACTTGGTAAATTCAAAATCTGGATATTTTTTCAAATTTACAGTAAAAGATGAATCATATTATTATCTATCTTCTATTTCTAATATTTTTGATTTATCAATTGATGAAATAAAACAAAAAATGATAAAGTTTATTGAAAATGATAATAATGAAATATATTTTAATTATTTAAATAATGGTGAAATAAAAGAAGCTTTTAAAACAAGAAGAGAATATATAGATTATATTAAAAAAAGTAATTATTTAGAATATGAAATTATAGGAGAACTAATTAATATTCCTGGTGTTATATCAAGTAAAGGTATATTCGCATATGTACTTGAAAAGAAAACAAAGATTATCAAGAAATCATTAGATAAAGATGTTGTAATAAGTAGATATTATTTAGATTGTCTTAATAATGAAAATTATAACTACATTAATGAGGATAGAGTTAATATAATAATGTTGAAAGAAGGAAAATATTATTTTCCAATTTATAAATTAAAAAAGGATGGTAAAAATGATAAGAAAATAATACTAACAAAGAAATTTGATGAACTTAATATGGACGAAAAGAAATTATTTGATGAGTTAATCAATTATTTTAATCAAAGTTGTATTAATAATATTTTAAGTAAATTGAATGTAGACCATATATTTACAGCTAAAAATATTATATTATTATTAAAAAATAATGAGATGGAAAATCAAATTAAATCACAATTACTTGATACTAAAAATAAAGTTATATATATAAAACTAAAAAATAATCTTTTAATACCAGTAAATCCTAGTGGATCTTCTTATTTATATCCAATTGAAACAGTTGAAGGTATAGATAGAAATATACAAATATTAATTAAAGACCCACTTGATGTAATAATTAAAAAATTTAAAGAATTAGATTCAAAATTAGATTTGATGTTTATACCAAAAGTTGTTTATCATTATAAAAATAGTTCTAATAAAGATATCATAGAAGTTTCTTCACTTAGTTTTCAAAATAATCTTAATGTACCATTAAAATCAGAAAAAATATCAATAAAAAACCTAAAAAAATTAAATGTTGATATTAAAGAAAAAGCATTAGACTCTGAGATTAATAAATTAATTATATCATATAATCCAGAAAAAATACCAAAATATTCGAAAAATAGAAATCTTGACGAAGATCTAAAAAATGAATTCTTTTTTAATGAAGGTTATAATTTACTTAGATTAGAATTATCTAATTATTTAGCAAATAAATCAAGTATAAAAGAAAACATAAGATTAATTGTTAGAAATGAAGACTTGAAAAAAGAACAAAAAAAAGAACAATTAAGACATATACTTTTTGAAATATTGTCAGTAAAATTAATTAAAAAATATGGAAAAGGAAAATCAAGTTCAAATCTAATAGAGGTTGTAGATAAAGTATCAGATATATCTAATTATAGTTTGAAAAATATTAGAGACTATTGTAAAAATAATAGAGATAAAAATAAATGTAGTACAAATCATCATTGTTTCTGGTCTGGAAAAGATTGTAAATTACAAGTAAAGATGAATCATATATTAAATTATATAAATAGAATTATTGAAGAAATGGTTGTTGATAAAATTAAATTTAAGGAATTGATACAAGAAGATAATTATTTTGTTTCTGATATTATCAATTATAATGAATACACGGAAAGAAAAGATCAAAAGATTATAAGAACTTCAAATTTTAATCTTAAAAAAATTATGAGAGATTTGTTTGGAAAGGAAAATCTTCCTAAAATTGGTAGAAGATCATCTAAAAAAGAAGATATTAATATTGAAGAAGATTATCCTGAATTGATAGAGTATGGTAATCAATTAATACAACCAATAATGAATAATACAGATTCTGTAATTAGGGCTTATGTTAATAGTTTATATTGGATTAATAATGAATTATATGACAAAGAATCAAGAAATTTGGGATATTTTTCTGAATTACAATCTCAAATTACATATTTACTAAAGGCACAAATTATAGATTTTTTTGATTACAATAAAGATAATTCAAAATTCAAGTCTTTATTTCAAAAATTTTTCCCAGATTCAACAAATTTCTTTGACTCAGTTCTAAATAAATTTAGAAAATCAATAACAAATACAGATGGAAAAATAGAGTTAACTATTCTCAGTTATATTTTCGATTATCCAATTATAGTTTTTGATAATTATAATCTAGTAAAATTTATATTTGATAAAGGTGAAAAAACTGTTCCAACTAACTTCAAATTAGCAGATAGTAAATATTCAAATTTAAATAAAGTAATTAAAATTAAATATGATTTAGAAAGTTTTAATCTAGTTCCATATCAAATATATTCAATATATTCAATTTAAATTTATTTTATGACAATGTCAATTGTTATATAATATTTTAAGATGAATATCGTGCTAAGAAAATAAAAATTTAATATTAAACTAATATTTTATATTAAACTTTAAAAAAACTTTCTCAATGAGTTTATATTATGACTCAAAAAAATGATAAATTGTACCTTGAATTAATTCAATCACAGCGAAAGGATTGTAGAGATTCTAAAAAATTAAATCTTTCTGAACTAAGAAGAATATCAAAAAACCTTGACAATAGTATTTTTGATCAAAATAACTGTTCTATTTGGAATGGATATATTACTAATAATAATTCAGATATAAAACCTTCTTATATTAATTTTTATTTTAGAAATAAAAAAATCGCTTTACATCGTCTTTTATATGAAAATTATATTGATGATATTGATAAAAATCAATATTTGAAATATAGTTGTACTAATAAAGGAATATGTTGTAATATTAATCATATTGAAGTAGTTAATTCAAACAAAAATACTAAACCGATAATAACAACTAATGATACTAATAATAATGATAATAATAATGATAATAATAATGATAAAACTAATCTTATAGTTAATTTTGATTAACTTTATAAAGATGGTGATTTAGATGCCAAGTTTTTCCATTCAAACTTTATTCTTTTTGAAGGTGTTGGAGATGACCTTCCTGATGTTTTACTATTATTAGAAACCAAAGACCAATATATCTCATAATCATGTAACGAAGTTTTGTCACTACAGTTTCTTTCATTTTCTCTACTTTTTCCAAACCAACCTTTATTCTTCATTATATTTAAAAACATATCAAGGCATTTTTCAGGATGTGTATCATTATAATCGTCTATACCTTCAATAATATCAATCCATTTATTCCATCCTGAAAAATCTTGCCAAGTTGGAATAACATAAATATAATTTTTTCCTCCTCTTGCATTATTTTGAATACCGATTTTAATCTTTGTAAATATTGTTTCTTCATCTTCAGTATTAATAAAATTTTTATATTCTAATTTTTTTATATAATTAATATATTCAATAGATAATGCTGTTTTACTACTTTTCTCAATTTGTATTCGTTGTGAATATCCTTTCAGATGAGCTTCCGCATATTGAATACTTGCTATTTCCCCGCTATCACCGATTTCAGATGGAATATCTTCAAATTCATTTTTTTTTTCTATATTAATATTCTCAGCTAATGAGTTGTTTGACATAATACATTTTTATTGTATTATGTTAAATAATCAATTTTCAATTTTTTATTTATTCATGTTTAGATTAGAAGCTAATTTTCCAACTAAACTCATAACTTCAGGATCACTTAACAATGCCATTGGATTGTTTTTATTTTTCATCATTTTTTCTTTAAAAGATGGATCTTGCATTTTATCTTGTAGTTCTTTATTTTTCATTAATTCACCAATAAATGGATTCATTCCTTCTCCTAATCCGCCTTGTGGCATTCCTGGAATTGATGGCATCCCTGGAATTTCTTGAGTAGAACTTGAATCAGCAAAATCAGCATTATTATCATTTTTTTTTAACTTGCTCTCTATTTGTTCTTTCAAATCTAAAAGAATAAAAGGTACATCTTTATTATCTTCTTTTAAACATTCAATAGATTTATCGATAGTTGTTAATGCTTGTTCATATTTTTTTAAACTTTTCAAAACGATGGTTAATCTATACCAAGACTTAAACCATTTAGGTTTTAATTTTGTACAT